GCGTTCGTACATCCGGGCGACTGTGACCACGCGTACGAACAGGCACATGGCCATCACTATTCGAGCCCGCTCGGCGAGTTCCTGACGCAGCTTGCATACAACTACGCGAACCCGTTCCGCGAGAAGCCTGATGTCGAATATGTTGCACCGCACCCGTCGACATGGCGGCTCGGTCACCGCGCGCGGCCCGCTGATGTTGGTGCGTCGGCGTGATCCGTGTGAGTATTTAGCTCAGTGGCGGCGTATTCGCCATGCCTGGAGGCGGCGCGATGAGCGATCCAGTCCCGCCGTGCGGGCAGTGCGGGCAGCCACACATCAGCACGCGACACGGCGGCCAGGCCTGCATCGGGCATAAGAGCGCCGCCCGCGGCGGCGGCCCGTGTCACCAGCCGCCGGCGGTTGGCCAAGCGGTGTGTAAGTGGCACGGCGGGAACACCCCGCAGGCGAAGGCAGCCGCTCGGGCGCGTGTCGCTGAGGCGAAAGCGGTGCGGCTCGCGGCCCGGTGGGGTACCCCGATCGAGGTCGACGGCACCGAGGCGGTCCTCGGGCAGATCCATGTGTGGGCTGGCATTGAGCGGTTCTACCGGGAACGCGCGGAGCAGCTCAGCGACGACGAGAAGATCTGGGGCCGGACCCGGCATAAGGTCGGCGGCGACGACTACGGCAGCACGTGGGAAGCGAAGCCGCACATGTGGATCGTGCTGCATGAGCGGGCGTCGCTGAACCTCGTACGCTGCGCTGGCGAGGCCATCCGCAACGGCATCGACGAGCGGCGAGTCCGCTTGGCTGAGAAGACGGGCGCGCAGGTCGCGGACACACTCAAGGGCATCGCTGATGCGATCCTGCGGGCGCTTGTCGCTGCGGGCCTCGGTGATGAACTGGCGGCTGTATTCACAGCCACGCTCGAGGTCGAAGCCCCGCGGCATCTGCGGCTACTGACCGCATGAGCGCCGTCGTGACAGTGGCCGCGCCCACCGCTGGTGACCTGACCGAGCGGCAACGTCGCGACATGCTCGACTGGCTCGATGCGCAAGACATCCCGAATGGGTCGGTCTATCGAGTCGAACTCGACGTCGTTGACTGCCCACTCATCCGGGTCACGTACCTGGCCCGCGATGAACACGGCCGGGCACATCTGGACGCCAGCGGCAAGGTCGCCAAAGAGACCGCCGAGTACGCCCAACGCGAGCAGGAGCCGTCATGGTGGCAGCCGAAGTGAAGTCGGCGCCGTGGTGCTGATGACTGACGAGCTGCTCGCCGACATCGACCTTTGGGCGCGTGCCGAGGCCGACCGGCAGGCACGGCAGCGTGCCGCCGACGAGGCCGCATTCAACGCTGTGCTCGCGGTCGTGCGAGCCAACCGGTAGGGAGGCGGCGATGCCTCGGAGCCTGATCGGCGTGCTCGTGGTCGTGCTGCTCGTTGTGATCATCGTCGTGATCGTCTTCTAGGAGGCACCATGCTCGCCTGGATCTCTGCTGCCCTGTTCGTCGTCGGTGGCTTCGCCGCCAACGGGCATGAGCTGTTCGGCTGGTCCTACGTGGTCTGGCTGCTCGGCGGTCTCGCGGCATGGGTGCTGTATCTGCGTCACCCGCAGACACCCGCGATGCCTGCCCGCCGACCCCGCCAGTAGCGGTGCCTGATCTGGTTCGGGTCGCTGGCGGGTGGGTGACCGTCACCGACTTCGAACACATCCAAGCCATGCGTGCAGCAGCGGCGGCCGGCGCAACTAACGCATCGACGGAGCATGTCCAGGTCGTGCGTGCCGCGTCCGTCGGTGAGGTAACCCACCCCGGGTCGACCGAGAAGCTCATGCACTACTGGGCCGAAGGCGAAGGCGCCGCGAAGATCGGATGGGGGACACCCGGATCGTTCCGCCGCTGCCAAGTCGAGCTCGGCCGGCACGTCCGCTCGGACATGGTCGACGGGCTCTGCGCGAATCTGTATCACCGCGCGACCGGGACCTGGCCAGGACGCCACGACGGAGGCCACAAGTGAGCGGATCGGATTGGAGCCTGTACATGGGCCACCGCCCGTGGTGGTGGGTTTACCCGCGTGCGCTCGCCAAGTGGCCAGCGTTCAACCGCCAGCAGCGCCTGGATCGGGCGGACGTTAAGTAGTCGAGGAGGCCCGGATGAGCGCGACGCTCGACTGGGCTGAGCAGGCCGCGCGCCGCTTCGAGATCAAGCCGCGCCGCTGGCCGACCCCCGGCCTCATGGCCCGCGACCTCGACGCGGGCACGCGGCAGACCCCGGCGCTCGACGCGATCGACGCCGCGATCGTCGAGGTCGCTGACAGCGAACACGCGAAGCAGATGATTTTCGCGCCACCACAAGTCGGGAAGTCCGAGCGGGTGTCCCGCCGGACGCCGCTGTGGCTGCTCGAACACGACCCGACCATGCGGATCGTGATCGTCGCGTTCGAGACCGAGACCGCGGTCCGCTGGGGCCGCCTCATCAAACGTGACGTCGAAGAACACCCCGAACTCAGGCTCGAACTGCGGCAGGACTCTCACGCCGCCGGGCGGTGGGAAACCCGGCAAGGCGGCGGCGTCTACTGCGTCGGCATCGCGGGCGCGTTCTCCGGCCGCGCCGCAGACCTGCTGATCATCGACGACCCGATCAAAGACCGGCCACATGCCGAATCGAAGACGATCCGCGACAAGGTCTGGGACTTCTGGGAGAACGTCGCCAAGGTCCGCGCCCGCAAGACCATCCTCATCCAAACCCGCTGGCACACCGACGACCTCGCAGGGCGGCTGCTCGAACGCGAGCCCGGCGAGTGGCAGGTGCTGACGCTGCCGGCCATCGCCGAGGCCGACGACGACCCGCTCGGCCGCGCCGTGGGCGAGGAAATCGAGTCGGCGAACCCGGACCTGCACCCGCCCGGTTTCTTCCACCGGATCAAGCTGATCGTCTCGTCCTACGTATGGAACTCGCTCTTTCAGCAGCACCCGACAGCCGCCAGCGGCGGCCTGTTCAAGCGGGGCGACTGGCGGTACTGGACCCCGGGCATTGATCACCGGTTCAACCTCGGTGAGATGTCGTGGCGGTACGACGACAGCCAGAAGTTCATCACGATCGACCTCGCGGCGTCGCTGCGCACCAGCGCGGACTGGACGGTGGCGGCGGCGTGGGCGATCCCACCGAATGGTGACCTCGTCCTGCTCGACCGCAAGCGTGAGCGGGTCTCCGAGGCTGACCACTTCGCGATGATCGCCCCTTTGCGGCAACGCTGGCTCGGCCCGTACGACACCGTGTACGTCGAGTCGCGGATGCTCGGCACGACGTTCGTGTACCAGGCAGGCCGGTCGGGCATCCCGATCGCCGAACTCAAAGCCGACGTCGACAAGTTCACTAGGGCGATCCCGGCGGCGAACCTGGTCCGGCAGAACCGGGTCTGGCTCCCGCATGACGCGCCGTGGCTGGATGAGTGGCTCGACGAGCACGCCGACTTCCCGAACGCCGCCCATGATGACCAGGTCGACGTGATGGCCTACGCCGCGCGGATGCTGGTCGCGCACTTCGTGCCGCAGCCGACCGCGAAGCAGACCGACGCGTGGCGGGCCAGCACAAACGAACTCGACATCGCAGCGATCCCCTACTGAGGAGGCGTAGCCCGTGACCGCACCGACACGCACCGCGGGCTACATCGACGACAACGTCTGGCTCTCTGGCGGTATCGGCACCGGGCAACTCGTCGACATGGTCCTCGAGACCGTGCCCGACCTGTGGTGGCCGAACTCGGTGCGGATGTATGCGCGGATGCGGCACGACCCGCAACTCGCGGCCGTTTTGAAGGCATATTGCTATCCGATCCGCCGCGCGTCGTGGGCGGTCGACGGGTCCGGCTGCCGCCCCGAGGTCACGCAGCTCGTCGCCGACGAGCTCGGCCTGTCGATCCTCGGCCAAGACGAGACCCCGTCCGGGCGGAAACGCCGGAAGTTCCAGTGGGCTGAGCATCTGCGGATGTCGCTGCTCGACCTCACGTTCGGGCACATGGCGTTCGAGCGGATCTACGACACCACCGGCGCGCAGACCCGGATCGCCGCCGCCTACGAGCGGATGCCGCAGACGATCTGGCGGATCGACATCGACAAGGCCGACGGTGAGATCACCGAGATCCGGCAGCACTACGACATGAACCCCGACACGCCGGGGATCAAACGGAACGCGCTGGTCTGGTATGCCCACGAACGCGAAGGCGCGAACTGGGTCGGGCAGTCGCTGCTGCGGCCGGCGTGGGCGTTCTGGCTGCTCAAGCATGAGACGGCGCGGGTGCATGCGATCTCGATCCGCCGGTTCGGGACGGGCATCTTGGAGGTGCAGGCCCCGCCGGGTGCGACGCCGGGGCAGATCGCTGAGGCGCAGCAGTACGCGTCGGCGATCCGGGTGTCGGAGACGGGCGGCGCTGGCCTCCCGAACGGCTTCACCAGCAACCTGCGGGGCATGGTCGGGTCGGTCCCTGACGCGGTCGCGTTCATCGAGTACCTCGACAAGCAGATGACCCGCTCGACACTGACGTCGCTGCTCGACCTGGCCGACACCACCCACGGGTCACGTGCGCTGGGTGAGACGTTCATGGACCTGTTCCTGCTGGCGTTGCAGTCGATCGCCGACGCTCACGCCGAGCAGGGCACCGACCAGCTGTCCGTGCCGCTGGTCGACTACAACTGGGGCGAGGACGAGCCCGCGCCGCGGATCATCTGCGGTGACGTGGGCGCGCAGCATGAGGTGACCGCGCAGACGATGCAACTGCTGCTGTCGAGCGGCGCGGTGAGCGCGGACCCGGCGCTCGAGGAGTATCTCCGGAAGGAATACAAGCTCCCGGACCGGGCCACGCCGTGGACGCCGCCGCACCAGACCGCGCCGCTGGCCGATCCGACAGCGACGGTGCCCGACGGTGCCGCCAGCCCGGACACTGGCGGCGGCGGGCCGGATCTGCCGACCGAACCTTCGACATCACCGGACAGCGCCGCACCGGCCTACGGCGGGTAGCGTCGCACCCGTGCCGGCTTCCCCGGATGATGCTGCGGAACTCGCCGCGCACGTCCTCGAGACGCTGTCGGCGGCCGAGCTCGCGCTGATCGACCTGATCGCGGCCCGGCTCCGCGCCGGGATCACCGGCCCGGGCTGGGAAGCAGCGAAGCTTGCCGAGATCTGGATGCTGCGGCAACGCCTCACAGCTGGGGTGGTCCGCTCGACCCCGGCGGTCCTCGCGCAGGTCCGCGCGATCGTGTACGAGGCGTACGCGCACGGCGAGGCGCTGGCCCGGATCGACACCACCGACGCTGGGCTGCCGTTCCACCTCCCCGAGCATGGCCACACCGCAGTCGACCGGCTCGCCGACCAGGTGAGCGGGAACGTCGAGGCGGCGCTGATCCAGACCCCTGAGCTGCTCGTCAACGTCTACGAGCAGACCGTCCGTGCCGGGGTCGCCGACGTGCTCGGCGGGACGATGACCCGGCTGCAGGCCGCGCAGTCCGTCCTCGACGACCTCGCCGAGCGGGGCGTGACCGGGTTCCGGGACCGCGCCGGCCGGAACTGGGCGCTCGAGTCGTACGTGGAGATGGCTGTCCGCACCGGCGCCGGTCACGCGGCGGTGCAGGGCCACGTCGACGCGCTCGCCGCGTCCGGGCTCGACCTCGTGATCGTGTCCGACGCGCCCCGTGAGTGCCCGCTGTGCCGGCCGTGGGAACGGAAGATCCTCTCGATCTCCGGCCGCGTCGGAGCAGTTATTGAGCCGTCGGTGCTGACCGGAACCCCGCGCACGGTCAATGTCACCGCGTCGCTCGCGGCTGCCCGCGCGGCCGGGTTCCAGCACCCGAACTGCCGCCATTCGGTGTCGGCGTACCTGCCGGGCGCGACGATCGCGGGTGTCGCCCGCCGTGACCCTGCCGGGTATGAGGCGGGGCAGCGGCAACGGGCGATCGAACGCTCGATCCGGGCGTGGAAGCGTCGGCAGGCGGTCGCGCTCGACGACGCCGCCGCGCGCGTGGCCAGCGCGAAGATCCGCGAGTGGCAGGCCGCCTTGCGGGCGCACATCGACGCGAACGACCTACGCCGCCTGACCCGCCGCGAAAAGATCGGCACCGCGCTCTAACGCATCCGCAAAGCCCCTAACCCGCCGTCGTGCGGGCTGTTCCGCATGCCCCGGAGGACTGATGGCTGACATCCAAGGGTTGGAGATCGCCCGTCCTGGCGAGTACCAGCTCAGCACCGGCCCACTGACCCTCACCCCGGAGATGCTCGCTAACGCCGTCACGCAGGCCAAGGCCGCTGGCGAGAAGTTCCGGGCGCCGGTGAAGCTCGGCCACGTCGACCCGCGCTTCGACGGTGAGCCCGCGCTGGGGTGGCTGCACAACCTCCGCGTCGAAGGCTCCGGCGCGGACAGCGTGCTGCTCGGCGACGTGTCGGACATGCCGGAGTGGCTCGCGAAGCTCGGCCCGTCCGCCTACCCGGACCGGTCGTTCGAGGGCTGGGCGAACGAGGACAAGCAGACGTTCGAGGTGACCGCGCTCGCGCTGCTCGGTGTGACGCCGCCGGGGATGTCGACGATCCGGTCGCTGCGTGACATCCCGCAGGCCCTCGGGGTCGCCGCGACCCGGGTACCGGTCGCCGCGTCGTTCACCGCCGCCCACGACGCCATACCAGTCGCCGCCTCCGGGGTGTCCGACAAGCCGTGGTCGCAGTTCTCCGACTCCGACTACACCGACGAGCAGTACGCCCGCGCCTGCGTCCTCGACCGCGGCATGGGCGCCGGCACCGCGAAACAGCGGTACTCACTGCCCGTCCGCGAACCCGACGGGACGCTCAACCGCGGCGGTGTCCACGCCGCCGCAGGCGGTCACGGCGTCAGCGCCGTCCACGCGAGCCCGCAGGCGAAGAAGGCCGCCGCGATCAAGCTCGTCGGCCTCTACCGGAACCAACTCAAAGAAGACCCGCCGCCGTCGCTACTCGCGGCTGCGGGCATGGCCGCCGCCAGCGACGGCCCAACGACTCCCGCGCCGAATGGTGCCGGGCAAACAGAAGGGAGCCCTGCCGTGCCTCTCACGGACGAGCAGCTCACCAAAGCGCGGCAGCGGCTCGGTTTGGCGACCGACGCTGACGAGGCGGCTGTGATGGCCGCGCTCACCGCGGACGTCCCACTCGCCACCGCTCCGACCGACCCGGCGGACCCGGGCACCCCGACTCCCGAGCCGGCCCCACCGGTGCCCGCCTCCATCGCAGCGACCGGTGCCGCAGCCGGTGTCGGCGTGTTCGTCGACTCCGCGACCCTCGCCGCGATCCAGGCCTCGGCCGCGAAGGGCGAAGAGGCGTACAAGGTGATGGCCGCAGCCGAGCGCGACCGCGTCATCGAGGCCGCCGTCCACGACGGGAAGATCCCCCGCGCCCGCGTCCCGCACTGGGTGTCCTACTGGAAGTCCGACCCCGAGGGCGCGAAGCAGGCCCTCGCGTCGATGCCGAAGAACCTGGTGCCCGTCGCGGCGTCCGGGTACGCCGGCGGCGACGAGAACGACGCCGACGACGAGTTCGCGGGCCTGTTCCCGCCGACCCAGAAGGTGAGTGGCTGACATGGCCGACTACAGCCCCGTCTACGCCAACGGCATCGCGCCGTTCACGCTGGTCACCTCCGCGATCGTCACCGGCGGCACCCTCGTCGAGACCACCACCACCGGCGCGGTCGGCCCCGCCGGCGCGCTGTCACTCAAGGTCGTCGGGGTCGCCGCCCACGACGCGCCGTCAGGGGGCCGGCTCAGCATCTGGCCGATCTCCGGTGTCGTCCACGAAGTCACGCACACTGCCGGCGGCACCGTCGGTGACTGCATCGTCGCAGCCGCAGCCGGTGCGCTCGGCACCGCCACGCAAGGCACCGCCGCCGCGGCCGGATACGACCTCGGCACCGCCCTCACCACCGCCGGCGCTGGCCTCAAGCTGCGCTTCATCGGCAAGTAGCCGGAAAGGAATCTGAGCCATGCCCGGTACCTACCCGGCCTCACCTCCCACCCTCTCGGGTGACCTGGAGACCATCAGCCGGTTCCTGCAGTCCCCCCAGCAGATCCTTCGGCGGCTGCGCAGCTTCTCCGACCTGCGGTTCGTCGCCGACCAGGTCCTCACCCAGCGGTTCCGCTCACAGGGCGGCGCGGTGCTCTACGAGCAGTCCGAGCCGTTCGTGTCCGACCGCGCAGTGGAAGCCGTCAGCGCAGGCTCGACGTACCCCTACGCGAACCTGCCCACAGGCACCGCCGCGATCGGCGCGATCCAGAAGTGGGGCCAGAAGACCCTGCTCACGGACGAGGAAATCGCCCGGAACTTCTACGCGGGCGCCGCGGTCGACCGCTCGCTGCGGAAGGTCGTCAACTCCGTCATCAAACAGGTCGACGGCATCGCGATGTCCGCAGTGTTCTCCGCGGTCACCGCCACCCAGGCCGTGTCTGCGGCATGGAACGGCGGCTCGGCGAAGTTCCTCCTCGACGTGCTCCTGGCGAAGGCGAAGATCGTCGGCCTGAACCTCGGCTACGTCCCCGACACGCTGCTACTCAACGACGCTCAATACGCCTACCTCATGTCCGACACGATCATCACGAACGCGCTGCGCCGTGAGACCACCGACAACCCGGTCTACTCCGGCGCGATCGAGGTCATCGCGAAGCTGAACATCGTGGTGTCACCTGCGGTTGTCGCCGGCGGCGCGTGGGTGCTCGACTCGAAGCAGCTCGGCGGAATGGCCGACGAGGTCGACGGAGCCCCCGGGTATGCGATTTCCGACCTGGCTGTGCAGGTCAAGTCGATCCGCAAGGACGACCAGGACGCGTGGGACCTGCAGGGCCGCCGCAAGACGGTGCCCGTGGTGCAGGAGCCGGGCGCGGGCTGCCAGATCACCGGCACGGTGATCTAGATGGCAACGACCTATGTGGTCACAGCCCCGTACGTGACCGTGGTGACCGGCACCCCCGACGGCCCGAAACTGCTCGGCTTCTACGCTGGCGCGCATCTGCCTGATGATGTGTCCGAGGAGTCGCTCAAGCATCACCTGAGCCTCGGCATGATCGCCGAGCAGAAGGACGCCGAGGCCGCGCTCACCGAGCCGGCCGAGCCCGCCGATGGGCTCGGCACGCTCACGACGGTCGAGCAGCCGAAAGGCAACGCGTCGCTCGAGGAATGGACGGCGTACGCCACCGCCAGCGGGATGACTGCGGACGAGCTCGAAGGGCTCACCCGCGACCAGATCCGCGACCTCTACAGCTAGCCCGGCAAGAGCCGGAAGGCGAGGTCGACCGTGGCGATCCCCTACGCGTCCGCGGACGACCTCGCCGCCTGGCTCGAGGCGCCAGTGCCCGACAACGTCGACCAGCTGCTCCGCTCCGCGACGCTGCTGATCGCAAAGGCAATCAACGAGAACCCCTACACCGTCGTCGCAGACCAGACCCGCAAGGATGCGACGACCGCGCAGGCCGCGGCGTGGGTCG